TCAAGACGGCGGACGGAGAGACGAAGGACATGATCCACGAGTTCATCGAGACCGAGTACAAGGCCTTTCCGGTCCCAGTGCACGACGACATGCTAGACGCTCTGGCCCGCATCGCAGAGCCTGACCTTCCGCTCAAGTGGCCGTCGGCCAAGAGGAAGTTCAAGACGATACCCGTATACCTACCACTCGACCCAGACATGGGAATGTAAAAGGAGAACCCGTTGAGCATCCACCTGAAGCAGCCCATCAACGCGGAAGGCCGCGCGCTGCTCGAGGAGCACTTCGGCTCGCCGGTAGCAGGAGACTCAAGGAACTTCCTCTACAACGAGACCATCGGCCGGCGTCGCTTCTACCACTTGGGGCTCATCATGCGCGCCACAGGACAGGACGTGCAGGTACGCAACCCATCGGTCGGGCACGAGCGCACCTTGGACGACGGCAGCGTGTACCGCATGACACCCGAAGGCTGGAAGCCAACGTGAAATGGCTGTCTACTCCACAACCTTCCCGGTCGACGAGGATCCGATCTCGGAAGGCGGCGTCTGGAATCACACCTCCACAGGGATCACCAAGCCGATCTCGGTAGGTGGTACGGCCTTCCCGAAGGACACCGGGGCTGACGACGATAGCTACGTTCGCTACACGGTCGGCGACATGGGGACCGACTACCGGGTCGAGGGTACGGTTTTCCGCGACGCAAACCTACTTGTCGGGGACCTCGACACCCACGAACTGGAACTGCACTTCCACGGCTCGGAGAGCGGGACAGGCGTCTCCTCCTACGAACAGCTCATCGAGCACTTCGGAGGCGACAGCGGCCGGCTCATAGTCCGATGGGATGATCTGCCGGCTTCGTTCACGGTCCTCACCTTGACCGTCGACGCAAGCGGCATACCGTCTCCGATAGCAGACGGCTACAAGATCCGGTCGGAAGTCGTCCAGAACGTCATCTCTTGGTGCCTGAGCACCGACGGTGGGGCGACGTTCACCCAGTTCGACCACTACAACTACTTCAGCGACGCCACGAAGTATTCGACCGGCGATCCTGGATTCGGGCTGTACTCGGGCAATGCCAACCTGCCGAACATGCGCTACTTCGGCTTCAAGGACATCACGATCACGTCGCTTGCTCCGGCGGTCGCGATCACCGGCACTGCGACGGCAGGCATCACGGAAGGCGACATCGTTGCCGGAGGCAAGACCGTCATCGCGACGGTCTCAGGTGACACGTTTGTCCCGTTGTCCTCTACTCCTGGGATCGTGCTCCGCGGGACTCCGAAAGCGAACAACGCAGCGAACGGCGGCAACGTCGTCCTGACTTGGGACACTGGCGGTAACGCGCCGCAGACCGGCGACTGGATCGTCATCTTCGGCGGCCACGGCAACGCAGTCACGACGTTGCTTCCGCCTGGCGTCAACGCCGTGAACGACGGCAGTTTCACGAACATCGCAGCACACACGGGTTCCGCTCCTGTCATCGGCGCCTGGAAGAAGAAGATGGGGGCGACCCCAGACCTGAAGGCGACATGCAGCGGTGCCGGCAACGCATCGGACGGCGTCGCCTACATCGGCTACGTGCTACGGAATGTCGACCCGACAACGAGCGAGGACGCGAGCGCGACGTTCAACAACGCCTCGAGCACCAACCCGCACCCGAACTCGATCACGACGGTCACAGACGGAGCGGTCGTGTTGGCGATGGCCGCGAGCCGCGTCAATGATACGAGCCCGGGTACCGTCTCTGGCTACTCGAACCAGATCACTTCGAACGGCAACGACACCAACCCGATGACGGTGTCGGCGATGCTGAAGACCGTTGCATCTCATGGCGCCGAAAACCCGGGCGCCTACAGCAGCTGGTCGACCGGACTGTGGAACGCGTTCACGATCGCGCTTCGCCCGCAGGTCGACACGCCGTTCAACAACATCCTGCAGAACATCATCAATGGGATGGTCGGTAACAGTACCGACGCCCACAACTGGAACACCGAAGTCAAGTCGAAGCTCGCTGTCAACGCGGTCGCGAGAACCAACAATACGGTCGTCACGGTCACGCTCAACGCGGCGGCTGCCTACGACATCACGACGAACGAGAACGTGCTGGTTACGATTCCGGGCGTCGCCTTGGCTGGCGGCGCAAACATCGCAGGCACCCCGCAGTTCGTGATTGCGATTGCAGGAGGCGCCGGGGCGTCGATCAAATACCCTCAACTCGAGCACGCGATACGCGGCGCATTCCGCGGACTGATATTGGGAGCGAGATACTGATGCACCTTCTTGCTCCCTACAACACGTCCTACGTCTTGCGGATTCCGCTCGTCAAGCGGAACGTTGTCGACCTCGCAATCAAGGCCGACTACACGCCAGCCAATGCAGACGTGAACGTCAGCAAGGACGGGGGCGCTCAGTTCAACCCGCAGAACAACCTCAACATCGTTACCGGGACAACCTGGAACGTCACGCTGAACGCCAACGACATGACGGCGCAGGAAGTCGTGGTCATGGTCCGGAACAACACGGCGGTCGAGGATCAGTGGGCGACGATCCGCACCTTCGGGTCGACCTCGGCCTACTACGGCTGGAACATGCAGGCCGCGAACCTTCCGGCCGATCTTCGCCAGATTGTGGGAGCCGCGGTCTCTGGCCCTCTCACGGCTGGCGTCCTGGACGTGAACGTGAAGAACGTGAACAACGTGGCGGCGAACACGAACCTGCCTGTAGACCTCAGGCAAATCGTCGGCGCCGCAGTCTCAGGGCCTGCCACAGCCGGAGTGCTTGACGTCAACATCAAGAACGTCAACAACGCTGTCCACAACACGAACCTCGCGCAGTACGGCGCCTCTCTCGTCTCGGTTGTTGCGAACGCCATCACGGCAGCCGCATTCAACGCGAACGCGATCACGGGTTCCAAGGTGGCGAACGACGTGGATATCAGAAGCGTAACCGGCAACGTCGGGAACGTGACAGGCGGCGTCGGCGGCAGCCTCGCCGGGAGCGTGGGAAGCGTCGTCAACAACGTCACGACCGGCACGATCGCGAACAACGCCATCAACGAACTCGCCTTCGACCAGACGGCGGGTTCGTTCAACCCGCTTGCCATCATCGACCAGGGCATTGCGCAGAACACCTCCGCTACCAGCATCAAGATCAGGTCGGCCGCGCCTTTCAACGCCAACGAGATCGTAGGCGCGGTGGTCAGCATCTCGACCGGAACCGGACGCGGGCAGACGCGCTCGATCCTGTCCTACAACAACGCCAACAACACGGCTGCCGTGGCGCCATGGACGACGACGCCGAATGCGAACACGCCCTACAAGATATTCGCTATCGCGCCGAGCACGGACGACGTCATCGGACGACTGAATGCAAACCTTGCCCTTGGCAATCAAACATTCACGCTGACCGGAAGCATCACCGGAAATGTTGGCAATGTGTCGGGCAACGTAGGCGGAAACATTGCGGGCAATCTGGACGGCAGCATCGGCTCGATAACGGCGAACGTCGCAAAGCAGTTGTTCAACTTGAACAGCACCACGAATTATGCTGGTTCGGTCGCTGGTTCAGTAGTGAAGGAAATTGCGGACAATGCGGGAGGGTCGTCGCTGACGGTGGATGCCATCATTGCACGCCTCAACAGCAACGTGGTTGTGAACGCCGTTGTCAACAACGTCGGGAATGTCACGGGCGACGTAGGCGGAAGCATCGGAGCGATTACCGCCAACGTGGCGAAACAATTCTTCAACCTCAACAGCGGCACGAACTTCGCTGCATCGGTCGCTGGCTCTGTAGTGAATGAGATCGCGACGAATGCCGGCGGCACAGCCGCTCCCACTGTCGATCAGATACTGGGTCGTCTCAACAGCAATCTGGCGCTCGGCAATCAGACATTCACTCTGACGGGTAGCGTGACCGGCAATGTCGGCAACGTCACGGGAGACATTGGCGGAAACGTAGCAGGCAGCGTCGGCAATGTGACCGGAAGCGTCACGGGAAGCGTAGGCAGCGTCACTGGCAGCGTTGGATCGGTAACAGGCAATGTGGGCAACGTCACCGGCAACCTGGGAGGCACGGTGGCAAACGTCGTCAACCTGAACGCTCAGTTGATCGACGCGGCCATCAGCACGAGGGCGACACCGGCCCAGGTCAAGACGCAGGTCGTGGACGGCTTGGCGACCGATACCTATGCCGAACCGGGGCAAGGCAATCCAGCCGCTACGACGACGCTGTCGTCAAAGATCAACTACCTCTACAAGTCCTGGCGCAACAAGATCACGCAGACGAACAATACGTTGTCGATCTTCGCGGACGACGCCGTGACCGTAGATCAGAAGGCGAGCGTGTCCGATGTCAACAACGTCTTCACGCGCGGCGAGATATCCACGGGTCCGTGATGGCTGACCTCGACACAACCAGCAAACGCGCGTCGGCTGTGCAGTTGATGAAGCCGTGGACGATCAGCCCGCCACTCCCTGACGGAACGATCGACCAGGGCGACAGGCAGCACATCGCAGCAACCTACAGCGGCATTCTCGCCGGAACTTTTGTAGCACCCGTAGCGAACGCGGTAAGCGAATGGATCATTCGCGCCCGGCGCCGCGGTCGCAGATAAATCGGAGGACTACATGGCAGCAGCACTGAATCAAGTAATGGACGATCTGGCCGGGGACGGCAGCGTCATGAGAATGACGTGGAATCACCTCGACGCTACCAACAACACCGGAGCGGCCATCGCGTTCTCGCAGTGGGCCGATCGCAGCGTGATGATTCAAGGCACGTTCAACAACGCAGCCGTCGTATTCGAGGGTTCGAACGACAACGGGAATAACTACCTGCCGCTGACCACGCCGCAAGGAAACGTACTCAACGTCACCACCGCCACCCTGGCTGCAGTCACTGAAGCCTGCGGACTCGTCCGCCCAAGAACAACCAGCGGAGGCGTCAACCAAGATGTAGTGGTTTCGCTGCTCCTGCGCCGCGCCACGCAACTGGTACGGTGACTCTCATGAGCAATTCCACAGCAAACGCTCTTCGAGCCATAGTCAAGCAGGTCGTGCAAGCCGCCGACCTTCTGGACGCGTTGGGAACCATCGACCAGGCCACAGGAGAAGCCCTCGATCGGAAAAAGCGGGCAGAGGCTGCGGCTGCTGCTGCCGAAGCTGGTCTCGGGGCGGCGAAGGACGCGCTCGCAGGTCAGGAGAAACTGAACCTCGACCTCGTCCAGCAGGGGAAAGACAAAGCCGCAGCCATCGTCGGCGAGGCGGCGGACGCGCGTGCGGCGGCCGACGCCTATGTCATCGACCAGCGCAGGATCGGAGATAGCGAGCTCGCGGCCAAGCGCGAGATTCTGGCGAGTGCCAACGCGCGGCTTGACGCTGTACTGGACAGAATCGCCAAGTCCGAAGAGTCGCTTGCGGCAGTCAACAAGAAACTCGACGCAGCCCGCGCTGCCTTCAAAGCGGCTTTGGCGGACTGAAGTAAGTGGCGCGCTCCGACGACTTCCTGCCTGCGCGGGAGAGTAAGGACGACCCGACGTTGGACGCGCTCGCCCTCGCTCTTTCCTTGGAGCGCGGCGAGGCGATCAACTGGCGCGCTCAATCAGGCATCGAGCAGCAGTGGCAGGAGGACGAGGAGTTCTACCAGGGCATAGACGACGCCAATCGCAGTACCGACGCCTCGACCTGGAAGACGAAGCCACCTGGTCAGACGACGCCGACAACGCAGCAGACCACCCGTAGCACGGTCTTCCCGAACATTACCCGGCCGTACGTCGACGCCGCGGCGGCTCGCATTGCCGACATGCTCTTGCCCACAGATGACCGCTCGTGGGCGATCAAGCCAACGCCAATCCCCGATCTCGTGGATGTGGCCGAGGGAAACATGCCGCAGGAACTACAGCAGCAGGCGGTCGCCATGCAGGCGGACCCAGCCCAGTTGCAGCAGCAGGCTCAGAAGATGCTCGACGAGGCCAAGCAAAAGGCCGATGGCGCGCAGGATCAGATCGAGGACTGGCACGTCGAGTGCCAGTTCCACGCCGAGGTGAGGAAGGGTATCGAGGACGCCGCCCGCATCGGTACGGCAGTGCTGAAGGGTCCGGTCCCGGTCAAGCGCCGCATGATCGCGCTTGGAGCAACACAGGGCCAGCAACCTGACCAGCAGAATGTCCTCCAGAAGATTATGGGCGGCATCAAATCACTCTTCAATCAGGCGCAAGCGGCCGTCACGACGCTCGTCGTGAAAGAAGAGATCAAGCCGGCTTCGGTGCGAGTCGACCCGTGGAATTGCTTCCCGGACCCGTCGTGCGGCGAGAACATCCACAACGGCAGCTTCCACTGGGAGCGCGACTACCTGACCCGGAAGCAGGTCGAGGACATGCGGGAAGGACTGGGATACATCGCGGAGGAGATCAACAAGTGCCTGGCCGAGGGGCCGCAGAAAGCCATCGCCGACACGAAGAAGCAGGACGACCAGCCCGAGGACAAGCGCTTCGAGACGTGGTATCGCTACGGCACGCTGACACCGTCCCAGATGGCGACTGCTGGCTGCGAATGTGAGGATGGCCAGCAAGACAGCATCCCGGCCATCATCACGATGGTCAATGACCGAGTCGTCAAGGCAGTCCTGAACCCGCTCGACTCCGGAGACTTCCCGTACGACTACATGCCTTGGCAGCGCAAGACCGGCATGCCATGGGGCAACGGCGTCGCCCGGCAGGGAC